TTAAATTACAATTCTGTTATTATCGAAATGTTAAAAGATACAGGTATTAAGACTAAGATTATTAAACAATACCTGCCGGTTATGAATAAACTAGTCAACCAATACCTACAAATCTTAGACTTCTTTGTACACTTTCACTTGGATGAATCATTCCAAGAAGTTATAAGATCTAGGCACAGGGACGAATTTACTTATGATTCTTTTAGCGAAGGTGAAAAACAGAGGATTGACTTAGCACTACTCTTCACCTGGCGGCAAGTGGCAAAGATGAAGAACAGCGTATCGACTAATTTACTTTTACTCGATGAAACGTTTGACTCATCACTTGACCACGACGGTGTAGAAAACTTGCTAAAGATTTTATATACACTAGGTGAAGACACAAACGTATTTGTGATATCGCATAAAGGTGATATACTCGACGGTAAGTTTGATAGTAAGATCGAATTTACTAAAGAAAAAAACTTTAGCCAGATGAAAATTGGTGTACAAGCGAATGAACTTGTGGTATAATATACATATCTTTTGGAGGATACATAATGGAACTAAATGAGAATACTCTCAACGTCTTGAAAAACTTTTCTGGCATCAATCAGAATATGTTAATTCAACAGGGCAACACGATTAAAACTATTTCCGAAGCTCGTAATGTATTGGCCACAGCTGTGGTTGAAGAAGAGTTTCCACAACCTTTTGGCATCTATGATCTCAACGAGTTTATTGGTGTCCTTGGATTGGTAGATACACCTCGGCTTAAGTTTGCCGAAGAGTATGTTACCATTGGCGACTCAACTGGTCGCTCAAAAGTCAAGTACTTCTTCTCACCAGAAGAAACATTGACAACACCACAAAAAGATATTAACATGCCGGAAACGGAAGTTAAGTTTACACTAACAAATGATACTCTCAACAAAATTAAAAGAGCCGCATCCACTCTTGGACATGATGAAGTATTAATTACTGGCAAAGATGGTGTACTAAGTCTTTCTGTGGTTGATAGCCAGAACTCAACGTCAAACGCGTTTACAATTGATATTGATGGTGAGTTTCCAGCTGAAACAAATTTTAACTTTATCTTGAGTATTTCAAATCTTAAGATTCTTACCGGTGACTATGATGTAGAAATATCGAGTAAACTAATCTCTTGTTTCAAGCACAAAGATCTAAATGTCAAGTATTGGATTGCACTTGAAAAAACCTCTTCGTACGGAGTTTAATATGAATGAAGAAATCGAAAATGAAGAACCAGATAAAATGGATCACTTAATGACATTGTCTAATCAGGTATCACGTTCGTGTGTTGCCGTGATTGATGCTATGTCACAGCGTGGTGCAGTCAAGGGTGAAGAAATGTCAACTCTTGGTAAACTACGAGATGATGCTGTACAGATCATCCAACTTGTTGAAACTATCCAACAAGAGAAAGCGATGGAAGAAGACTAAGATATTTACTTACTCAGCGTTTTGTGGTATAATATTTGTTATGGAGTATAGTAAATGTCTAATAATTTCCTTTGGGTCGAAAAGTATCGGCCGCGTACAATATCAGAAACTATCCTACCCGATAGTTTAAAGCAAGTCTTTCAAAAGATTGTAGAGTCCGGTGAACTTCCTAACATGTTGTTCACTGGCTCTGCTGGTCTTGGTAAGACTACAGTTGCCAAAGCTTTATGTAACGAGCTTGGCAATGACTTTATTATTATCAATGGTTCCGAAGAAGGTAACATTGATACATTAAGAACAAAGATCAAGCAGTTTGCGTCCACTGTATCGCTACAGGGTGGATATAAAGTTGTGATCCTTGACGAGGCAGATTATCTCAATCCGCAGTCGACTCAACCTGCGTTGCGTGGATTTATCGAAGAGTTTGCCGATAACTGCAGGTTCATACTTACATGTAACTTTAAGAATCGTATCATTCAACCTCTGCACTCTAGGTGTGGTGTGTATGAATTCAATACGTCTAAGAAAGACATGGCTCAACTTGCTGCCAACTTCATGGAAAGAGTTACGGCAATCTTAGAAGCTGAACAAGTTGAGTATGACAAAAGAACAGTTGCCGATTTAATTATGAAGTTTGCCCCTGATTGGAGGAGGGTACTCAATGAACTACAAAGATATTCTGTTTTGGGGAGTGTGGCTGGGTCTGTTTCTAGTTCTAGTGGTGGATCCTTTGATGAGTTATATGCTCACTTAAAATCTAAAGACTTCAAAAAAATGCGTGGCTGGGTTGTCAATAATATCGACACAGATGCAGCTGCAATCTTTCGTGGTCTATACGATTCTATGTACGACAAAGTCGCACCACAATCGATACCACAACTTGTTTTAATCCTTGCTGACTACCAATATAAAAATGCATTCGTGGCTGATCACGAATTAAACGTAGTCGCATGTCTTACGGAGGTAATGGCCAATGTCCAATTCGCTTGAACTTACACTTTACACACAGAACGGCTGTAAGTACTGTGCACAAATGATCGCAAAACTTTTATCATGGAACTATAACGTTAAAGAAGTAAATATCTCTGGAGATAAAACCGCTAAAAACTTTTTGAAAGAAGCAGGTCACAAGTCTGTGCCACAATTATACTGGAATCAAAAACATATTTTTGGTGGTAGTGTAGAAGAAGTAACTAAAGATCAAATAGAGGAGTTAATTGATTATGAAAACTATATTGGAGGTCCTACAGAATTTAGGTCCTGATTGGACTGCGTTTATTCTGTCTATGCAAGTTGCCCTAGTTATGGGATTCTTAGAATATTCTAAGACTACTATGATATTAGTATGTGTAGGCATATATTGTTTTTTAAGATTCGTACAAAGACCATGGACTGATTATGACGACAAATCCCTTTGATTATTTGACTGCTATCAATGACACAAAGAAAGATGTTATGATAGACGACATAGCCGAGAAAGGTTACAATGCTTTCATGGTTAATCGTGGTCTTTCTTACTTTAACGACACAGTCTTATTTGCAAACGAAATGAATTTGAATGCACACTTAGATAATCGTTTACAATTCGACTTTCTTATAAATATAGTAAGAAGGCGGAAAAGATTTTCTAAGTGGATGAAACCTGAAACCGCCAGTGACGTGGAAGTTGTCAAGGAATATTATGGCTACAGTAATGAAAAAGCCCGCCAAGCCTTGACCCTTCTCACACCTGAACAAATAATAGATATAAAAAAGAAGGTGTATAAAGGTGGAAGAAAATAATATTGTAGAATGGAATCCTACATCTATGCTCGAGATCTCATTAAACGAGCCAGATGATTTTCTAAAAGTTAGAGAAACGCTTACACGGATAGGTGTAGCATCCCGTAAAGATAAAAAATTATTTCAGTCTTGTCATATATTACATAAGCAAGGCAGGTATTTTATCGTGCACTTCAAAGAGTTATTCTTACTTGACGGTAAGAAATCGAACTTAGAAGAAAATGATATTGCACGCAGAAATACTATCGCACAGCTAATGAGCGACTGGGGTCTTATCAGTATTGAAACTGCAGATAAGATGAAACCACTGGCGCCGATGAGACAGATAAAAATCATTCCGTTCAAAGAAAAAAATGAATGGGAATTGTGTCCGAAGTATAATATCGGAAACAAGTAATATATATAGTATTGGACATGCCTAACTGGGTGTCCGCTAAACCTTGCTAGTCAATAGGAGGAAAATATGACTGGATCATTCGCATATCCGCGAAACGCATTTCTTGGTTTCGACCACATCTTCGATCAACTGGAAAATATTCACCAGCACTCGAAGGATACCTATCCACCACACAATGTCATTAAAGACGAAGAGATGAAATACACTCTTGAAATGGCAGTGGCTGGTTTCAAAGAAGAACATATTGACATTGAGGTCAAGGATCATATCTTGACTATCAGTGGTGATCGACCTCAGCGTCGTGAGCAAAGCGCTTATGTTCATAAAGGTATTAGTGCTCGTAACTGGAAGAAGTCATTTAGACTGTCGGAATATACCGAAGTAACCGGAGCCGATCTTGTAGATGGAATCTTGACTGTTAGTTTAGAAGTCGTTCTGCCTGCAGAGAAGCTGCCTCGTAAAATCACAATTGGAACTTACGAGGGAAAAAATGACAACACTAGTTCTGAACTACTCACGGAATCTGCTTGACGTAATTAGAGAATTCTTCTCTGCAATGGGCACAGCTATCATGGTTTCTAGACAAATAGAAACTAATCATAAGCTAGCTCATCAACTTCGGCACGAGTATCCAAATGAAAATTATCAAGGCATTGTAGCAATCCTAAATGATAAAACATTAAAGGAGTACTATAAATGAATCCAAAAACAATCGACATAATTTCTAAAATTATGGGAAAGAAAAACAATGATTAGTTTTTTTAAGAAAATGTTTACAATTGATATTTCAAAAGGAAACCCGCTGAAGTATCGAGAATCTCAATATACACTCGCAGAACTCGAGCGTAGGCTAAACGCAGAGATAAATGGTTTTAGTACAAGATACTAAAATATAAATAAAAGGGAACAGCTATGTTGTTCCCTTTAAACATAGGAGGTAGCATGATTGGATCACCACGTTACTGTAAAAAGTGTGGCCATCGATGTCACTGTTTAACAACAGAATGTGAAGAATGTCATAATGATATATGTTATGGATGTGATTGTGAACTGCCTATAAGAGATATGCCAGATAGTTTTACTAAGGAGAATACATAATGAGACGTACAATAAACGATAGGCTCAAAAACTTAGAAGAGAATCGTAGAAAAAATTATATTAAAACTCGTATTAGCCAGCTTATGGATGATATGAATAAAGCACATGACCAGCATGATAAAAACTGGTACAATCGTCTAATTCAAGAACTTAACTGGGTTCAGCAAGCAGATAGTAAGCCGGATCGTAACTGTTACATGGAAGTAAAAGGAGCTACATGGTAATGAATATTGATCAATTAAGAGAAGAATTAAAAGTTGATGAGGGAGTAAAGTATGAAATTTATTTGGATCACCTCGGGCTTCCTACTTTTGGTATCGGTCATTTGGTTCTCGATACTGACCCAGAACATGGTGAACCGGTTGGAACTTCTGTCTCAGAAGATAGAGTTAACGAG